ACCTGTCCTTCGCCCTCCTCGCGGACGAAGGGGATACAGATGGCGTCCTTCGGAGAAGAGGCGAAGCCAATGGCGTCCACCACTCCCCACCCCTCGGTATCGCATACGAGGAGTTCCGGCTCTTTGAGCGAGGAGTGGAACCACTCGCGGACATCCTTGAGGGATGGTTCAATGAGGGTGTTCCATGTGGCCTGTCTCCATGCGGGGCTTCGCCCCGCCACTCGTTTGGCGCGCTTGAAGTCCTGGACTACGACGAACCTGTGGGGCCACTGACGTAGTACGTCCGCTGGATGGAACGTCGGGATAATCCATGGGCCTTCTGGGGAGGGCTTAAGCTCACTACCGCGCCATTTCGTGATGCCGCTTTTATCGCAAAGCGCCCAGAGGGGAGTTCCACCCAGACATAGTATGAGTCTCGGGTGATGGGTTGCCAAGAGATGCTCAAGATGCTGGATGCCTTCGATGATGGGCGGCCTGGGCCATCGACCACGGAAGGGCGGGATGCCTTCTTTGCGCGCAAGCGTGACTCCTGGGAAGAACTGCTCGATGTCATTGTGGATCCACTTCCCTCTCTTGTTCACGCTCGGTGGGCGCTCGTGGGCGACGTTGGTGTAGAAGAAGTCGCTGGGGTTCCAGCCGCTTTCAGCGAGCATGCGGTCCAGTTCTTGGCCAGACGCGCCTACGAATGGAACCCCTTGGGCGACTTCATCCGCACCGGGGGCTTCGCCCACTATCCAGTAGGGCGACCTTGGGTCGCCTTTTTCAATCCATCGGGCCAACTTCGAGCCTAGTCGTGAAAGAGGGCGGCTGCCACTTGGTGAACTCGATGCGGCCCTCGCAGGCCCGGCAGTGGTTGGAGATTGTGTTCTTCTTGGAGGCGCCCTTTGCGCCAACAATGACCCAGCACTCAGGGCTTTGATTGCAGATATTGGGCCGACAGCGCTCTCGGGAGAGCCGTGCGAACTGTTCATCCATTGTTGATGTCTCCTTCTGCAAGCTCCCCTGCACAGGCGGCGTAGCCCGCGCCATCCACGTAGTCATCGATGTTGTGCTTGCCACAGTACCGGCGGGCGACCTTCATGGCCTCCAGCATGTTGGTCACATCGAGGGCGGTGAGCGGGGTGTGGGTGCCGTCCCGGAGGATGCGCATCTCCAGGATGCCGTTCCATGCCAGGGCGATGTTCTTGAAGTGCAACACCTTATCACCGTGGGTGACTTGGCGAGGGCCTTCCACGAGGCGAGCGGCTTCGAGGCAGATCGTGGCGGCGTTGTTGGTCTTCTTGAACTCTTCGAGGGTGGAGTGGATGTCTTGGCGAATGAGGACCTGTTGCGTGGCGTCGAGCCACACCATGTGCCCCTGTGGGCAGATCACTGTTGCTAGCCCATGATCCATGACTACTTGGTGGGCATCCCTGTTGAAGGTGCCAACGTCAGGGGGGCATTTAGGGCAGTAGAGGTTGTCAAGATTTGGGGGCATGGACTGATCCTGTCATAACGGGGCCTTCGGCCCCGGCCTGGGAAAGGAAGAGCCCCGACACTCCGTCGCTCGGGACAACACGCCTTCGGTCTAGCCTAGGCCCTAGGCCGAGCCGTTCTTCGCCTTGTGGGCCTCGCGACCCTTGGCGAGGTTCATCACCCTGGCCACCTCTGAGAACTTCCGCCCACTCCCATCAGTGGCGTCTCGCATCTTGGTGATGACCCAGCCCTCCTGGTGTTTGAGCTTGTTGAAGTTGAAGCCCTTGTCGTTGTTGAGGCCGACGGCGAGCATCAGGTCTTTGAGCCCCTGGGAGCGATTGGTGGACCAGTCAATTGTCGTGCCGGGCTCCCCCGCGACCCCTGTGAGGTCCACGATGATGCCTTGCCTGACCTCGATCTTGTCCATGTTCAGCTCCTTCTTGAGGTTCGGGTCGTTGAGCGACCACGTTACCTCGACCGACATGCAGTGGCGGCCCTGGAAGCTGTCCCTGTACTCTTCCATGGAGCGTCCGCTGAGCGCCACGATCTGTGCCGCGCTCTCCGTCTTGTCCGGGACGGCTTTGAACTCATAGTCAACCTTGGTGGCGTCAATTGCCGTTTGGGCAAAGGCGTCGAAGTCAAACGTTCCGCTGGCCATTGTTGGTAACCTCTTTCAGTTGGAGTGCACTCTCAGTGCGGTTGGCGCGACGGACGCGGCGCACGTAGCGCACCGCATCATCGCAGATTTGTGCCCTTTTCCATCCTTGGAAGGAGGGCCGGTCTAGGAAGCCTAGGGCGTCTAGGACGCGCTCTAGGTGTTCCATGGCCTCGTTCATAGTGCCCAGTCCAACGACCGGGCGATGTTGGGATCATACTCGACACCGATGTCTGGCCACTCCATTGGCTCCACGCCAGGGACCAGCCCCGCTGGGGGCCATGTGCCACCGTGGGCCATGGGCGGACCTTGGATGATGTCCCACTTGGGCGGCGTCACGGCGACGAAGGACCGAGAGCCTTCCCAGCCCATCGCGCCGGGGACCCAGCAGTAGTTGACCTTTTGCTCGATGAGCTGGTCCAGCATGACGCCAGGAGCGTAAGCACCGATGAGCCAGGAGTGCTTAAAGAGGACCGTGTCCATCATGTACCAATAGTTGCCGGCCACGTTCATCCAGCCCTCGGAGGACGGGCTGTCGTCCAGGGCCGGGAAGAGGGCACTCTTTCCAGTGGGGACGATGCCTTCGAGCCGCCCCCCTGGGGAACACATGGCGATGAATGCGTTGCCGTCATAGGTCCCGGCCGCTCCGCCCTGTAGGGCACGATCCGCAGTGGTCTCCCAGATCAGCCCTGTGTGCTTGCCCCGCGCCTTGATCGCGGCATGCTCCTCCGGGGAGTAGTTCTTGCAGTACCGCATGAAGAAGTCAAACTCCTCGCACTTGGCGAGGTAGGGCTCGATTGAGGTGTCCAGGTCTATGCCCCGGAGGATGACCATTGACGAGGACCCGGTGGATGTCATCTGTGCGCTCATGTTGATGCTCCTTTGAAGATTTGCGAGAAGTCTGGTGCTAAGGTGGATGAGAGTGGAAGCGCCCTCCTCTTTGTAATGCCACTTGCCATCGAGGGCTCATTGGACCAGTAGTAGCGGCCGTCCTCGCAATAGGCGGTGACTAGCTCATCTGGCATCTTGCGGATGTGAGGCGCGGCCCGTTGGCCTATGACATCGAGCGTTGTACCAATCGAACCAGTAATTGGATCCACCTCGCGGTCCATGTGGGCGGTAGCAATTGCACTGCATTTGGTCTGTCCAAAAAAGAGCCGCAGAAAGGACAAAAGGAAACCAATGGCAGCGAAGTACTCGGGTTTGGAAGGTACCGGCTTTCCGCCCACCACACACTGCATGACCATAGTGCACAGTGGGGACAGTGAGTCCATGACGATGGCTCTCTCAGGGGACCACTCCGCGGCATCTCCATACTCCGTTCCACACGCATCACAGGTGAAGTTCTTGCAGATGGCGAAGAGTTCCATGAAGCCGGTGTAGGAGGACTTCTTTGGATCGGTCCTGGAGATGGCATCTGCGACACTGTCGTTCTGCAAGATGCGGACGAAGGAGGAGATGGTGTCCCATGTCACGTTGGTCGGGAAGTGGTAGTGGACATGGAGACCTTGCTTGCACCCATGAGGACCGAAGATGGCTTGGTGGCCGGGCTCCATGGAGATTACGAAGGTCTCTAGACCTGCGCCTTTGCGGACCACACCATCGGTGTCGGCATATTCAGGCAGCAGGGTGAGGATTGATTGGGTCTTTCCGCTCCCAGGGAGACCCTGGACGATGACGTTGGTCTTCACTCCTGCACCTCATTGGCTTGTTCGCTCTCGGTGGAGAACATTAGGGTGTAGCCCCCATGATAGGTGGCGATGGAAATCTCCCGCCGGGTGGCATCACCTCCAGTGACCCGGCGGACTAGCTTCGCGCCGAAGTCCTTTATGAGGCCCTGGACATCGTCCTGGGTGAGCTTGATCTCGATATGCATCAGTCATTGGTCCTTTCAAGGGGGTTCCACCGCTCAACGACGAAGCGCTCAAGGTCCGGCACCTGGGTGTCGCAGATGTCTTCCAGGAACTGGCAGGACCGGTTGTAGGCGTTGCAGGCGTGGCCAAAGGATTGGCCGAAGGGGTGGGCCTGGGCCAGGACCTCTCCGAGGTTGTGCTGGATGAATGCGAGATAGGACTCCATCATCTGGAGGACATCGCTCTGGAGCTGACGTAGCCAGCGCTCGATCTTCCAATTAGCGCGGTCCACTAGGGCCTCGGCGTAGTGGCACTTTGTCTTCAAGACCTGGATGCCATGGACCAAGAACTGGTTCATCTTCATCCCGTAGCCCTGGGCGAGCCAACAGTAACCGGTGAACTGGCCCCGCAAGCGCCACTGGGAGCGCCAATTGTCGCTATCAACGTATGAGCCTGTGGACTTGTCATCAAGACCGAATAGCACTCCGAAGCGGTCTAGCACCGCGTCAAAGCGGCCGGCGTAGACTAGTTGCTCCCCGGTGACCGGGTGGAAGCACCCCGGGATCGGTCTGGCTCCGCTAAACTCCACCATGGGGTGGCCGTTGACGAGGGCCAGTTGCTGCATTGGGTCGTCCAGGGGCCATTCACCGAAGTACCCATGATGGGCCATGAGGCAGCCCTCCAGGGTCTTGGCTTCCTGGCCACGCGACATGGGGGCGGGGAGGGGACCTTCGGCGGCCCACTTCTTGATTACATGCTCCCCACCCTTGGTGAGGGCCTGTATGGGGGAGAGGCCCTCGACTGCATAGGCCACTTTGGTAGCCTCAAGGCCAGAGGCTAGCACTCCGCCGAAGACAAGGTCAATGGACTTGCCCACTACAGGCTGGAGGTGCTCATCAAGCTGGGACTTGCGGAGGCCCTGGATGTGAGAGCGGAAGAAGGAGTGAGGGCAGGACCACCACGCCTCCCGCATGGTATTGTCGATGACCATCGGGAAGGGGAACATCTCTAGGAGCTGTTCGCGGCTCATCTTGTGGCTCATTTGGCTAGTTGCTTTCATCTTGTGCGGCAGAGGCGCGGAACATATCTTGCATCTGGTCCATGGTGAGCGCAGAGGCGGCCTTTGTTGCTTTGGCCTTGGCCTTGGTCACCGTGGACAAGTGTTTGGCCCTGGACTCGCGTCCACGCTGGATGGATAGGATCAAGGCCCGGTAGCGGTCGGGGGTGACCGGCTTCCCATTGGCCACATCGAGTCGGGCATCTGCTAGCGCAATCTGCGCCTCGGTCTCGTCTTCGATGATGTCAGTGCGTTGCATGTCTACCTACCGGAGAGGATGATGTACAAGAGGAGTAGGACTAGCGAGGCGATCCAAGAGACGAAGGTGGCCCAGCCAAGGATGCTAGTCAACGCTGTTCACCTTCTGCTTTTCGAGCCACAGGCGCAGGCCCTCCTCCACAACGCGGGACCACCCATAGGGCGGCATCATGCCAGTGTGAGGGTCCAGGCACAGCAATTTGATCTGCCGATGGAGTTCCATGGACATGCGGAAATTGACGTTGATGGTTTGGGAGGTAGGGAGGCCGTCCGGTCTTACAAGACGAGGCATTTCCGCGTTGCCCTTTAGTTGGTGGACCATGCCGGGTCGCTAGTCCGGTCTCAGCGCTCTGTGGCTGGTGCAGCTTACACTACTGGCCCATGAAAAGTGAGGGTTCCTATCTCCGTTTACCCACAACCGAAGAGCGGGCCTAGCCCTTGTTTAGCTCGTCAAGCTCGGCTTGGTTGAGGGCGTCAGCCTCGGCCTGGGTGTCAGGGGAGCCTTCATAGCCGTCCGGGGGTGCGGCGGATGTGTCGGAGCCAGCTTCGGAGGGTGACGGAGCGGGCTCTGGCATAGGCCCCTCGTTGATCGGCTCCCCCGGCGGAGGTACCATCCCCTCTTGAACCGGCAAGGGAGGAGGGGGCGGAGGCTCCACCGAGGGCGGAGGAGGCGGAGGAGGTGGCGTGGCCTCGTTGGCCAGCTCATCACTCACACCTAGCGGGGCCGGCGCTGCCGGGGTGGCATTCGCCCCCATCGCGACCACATGCGCATTGGTGCCCTCCACCATGGCTAGGAGCTTCGCTAGTTCCTCCTCGGTGTAGGTGAACGCGCCGCTAAAGAGATGGGCCGAGTTGTCTGGAATGGCGGCGAGCTGGACCTTGATATCGTCTAGGATGGCCATCTGGCTTATCTCCTGGTCAGTGTAGAAAGGGACACCTTGGAAGCTTAACACTTACTTGCCTTGTGGCATGAAGCACGCTTCACAGAATGGCACACTCATAGTGTGCACCTTGATCTCGCGAGGGAGGGCCAAGGCGCTAGGAGCACTCTCCCGGCGCATATGAACGCTATTGGCGTTGGCCTCATACCTCACGAGGAAATTGGGTTGGGGAGCGCGATACGTGCACCCGCACTCACAATAGTAATCCATCACGACCATGACGAGGGCCTGGGCAGGCTTTGGCTCGATGGCCTTAGCCATCAAGGCCTGGGTGCGCTGGGCCTTGGCCTTGCGCTCTTGGTTGATGGCGTGACGCTCGCCCTCGGCGAGGAGCTTTAGCAGGGGCAGCGAGGTGGAAGAAAGTGGACTAGGAGCCGGCTGCGTCATGGGAGGGGGGTGGCTCCTAGTCCAAGTTGATAGGAGGAATGCGCCATGGAGCGCAGCACGCGTCGGGGGACCGCCGAGTGCACTTGCAATTATATATAGGGCGGGGGGATATGCAAGAGGCTCGCAAGGCTGCGTCACTATGCCTCATGCACGCAAAAAGAGAGGCCCCGTAGGGCCTCCCTCTCTGGTTGTGTCAACGCTAGGCCCCATAGGAGGCCCGCTAGGCCGCCTTAAACATGCCCGCGATATCGAGGGCCGGCTTCGGCGCTTTCGAGGCCGCATCGCCCGCCGCCTTGGCGCGCTCGGCGAGGATCGCTTGGACCTTCGCATCGATCTCCGGATGCTTCCGAAGTGCCATGGTCTGGGTCTTAGCAAACGACTTCATCTGCTCACTGACCACGTGGACAGGAAGGTCAAGGTGCTGGGCCACTGCCTCATGGAAGGCACTCGGTTGGGCCGGGCCACTGGAGCGGCCTGGGGTGAAGGTGCCTTCCTCGATCTCCTTGAGGAGCGCGTTGTGGGCATCCTCGACTGAGGGAGGGGTCGCGTCCGGTGCGTTGGGAGTGTACCTGGAGGCCAGATACATGCCGTAGCCACGAGCGACTAGGAATGCCTTCATCTTCGGCGGGAACTTGGTGGTGTCGATCATGATGGTGTTGGTGATGGGCTGGTTGCCGCCGTCGGCCGGCTTGGGGCCGAACACGGCCAGTTCGAGCTTGCCGTCAAGGTGGACGGTTTGCTGGGCGAGCTTGGTTTTGGACATTGCGTGTCTCCGCGATTGCGAGTGGTGAGGTGCCATTGTTGGCACTAGAGGGTTATAAAGGAGTGTCTAGAGGGATGTCAATCATTTCTTGCGTGAGGGTACTCACAATTCTGGTAGTTGCGCTTGCAAGGAAGCTCCCCGTTGCGGCACTTCCAGCAGCTATGGTTTCGGAAGATTGGCGGCTTGTTCTCGGCGACAGCCTTGTTGTAGGCATCCCGCAGATAGGTGTCCAGGTCATCCATGTAGCTTTCCTCCGATGAGGCACACTAGGACCACTAAGATGAGGGTCATGAGGATGCCTAGGCAAAAGGGTAGTAGGGTGCGGGCATAGCGCCCTGATCCTGTCTTAAAGGGAAGCTTCGCTTCCCCGCCCCCTAGGTTCACAATGTGAATGTTAAGTGGGTTTACGCGCATTTGCCTTTTCCTCCTCCTCTAGGGCATCGGCAGCGAGTTGGGCCTTGTGTCCGGCCCATGCAACGGCAAGGGCAGAACGCGTCAGCACGAGGTAGTGACGCGGGACCGTGGATGGCTTGCTGATGGCGCTCGTGAGGCTGTCATCCTTCATTACAGAGCAGGACAACGATTGGCCGATGTTGGTCGCCTTCACAGCTACGTCGTATTTGGGATCATCCGTGTCCTGCGTGACGATGTTAGCGATGACCTTGCGGTGGTTATAGAACTGGCGACGTGCCAGCATGGCCTTGCCGAAGGGCATCGGTCCTATGCGGATTGGCCGGTCAAGGGGAGCCTTGTAGGCGGCCTCGATCAGGTCAAAGTATTCCCGAGGGATGGTGGCTAATATAGACATGTTAGCTCCCTGCTTGCTGGTTGGGACAATTGATGACGTTACATGCTGGGTCTCGAAGCTTGTTGCACATTGGGCAGCGTGAGCGGCGGATGTGGTCTAGGCCCTGGAGGGAGCCACTGAGACTGGTCAAGCGCTCAGTGAAGTAGCTTGTTGCCACTATCTCAGCTTGGCCCGGATCGAAGCGCCCGGAGGTGATACAAAGGGCGGCCATTTCCAGGCCAAGGAAGATGACATCTTCCGGGGTCATCGCTCCTAGTTGACTGGCCTGTAGGGCCAGTTGCGTTGCCGTAAGGGTAAGTGCGGCGATGCGATCCTTGCTTTGCAACAGAGCAAGGTTGCGGGGCATCTTAGGGACTTGTTGCATTGGTTCCTCCGATGTTGCACCGATGGCGATGCTGAATGGGCCACCCCGCGAGATGGCCCATTGGGCATTGTCACTTTGGCTAAAGGCCCTACATCTCCGTTAGGGTGAAGAAGATGAGCAGCAACCATGCCATCGTGCCGATGGCTCCAGCGAGCCACATCCGCCATTCGTGCCATAGAGGGGAAAGCGGTATGGGCTCCCCGGCGCGTAGGCGTTGACGATCTAGCTTGAGGGCGGTTGTGATCTCCTCCTCTAGGCGCTCTATGAACGGCGTGGGATTGTCTAGGGCCATGGCTAGTCCTCCTTGTTCATGAGAGTGGGATCATATCCACAGGCATCATAGAACCTGCTACGCTTGAACAAAGGATTGTCCCGCGCGAACATGTCAGCAAGCTCTATGACGAGCGCCGGCACGTTCTCACGATGATTGGCTTTGATGGTCTTAGCAATGGCCACATAGTGGCGCTTGGCGAACATGGTCATGTGGTGATCCTCCTAGGTGGTGACTTGTTTCCGGTGACGCGCTCCCGCTCCTCACGTTGGAACTTGAGCCGCGCATACTGCTCTGGGGTGTAGCGCTTGTTGGCCGATTGAGGCTTGACCTTGCGCTGTGGCTTGGGGTGCTTCATGGGATGGCAACTGGCCACTTCATGCGTACCTCATCGCGCGTATTGGTGCCGACGATGACCATGCGAAGTTCGCTGTTGATATAGGCCCGCTCGCAACCAAACCAACGTGAGCCGCGCGTAGTGACAAGCTCTAGTGCTGTCATGTCATTTTTGATTGGCGAGCGAGGATGCGTTCCTGGCGGATGCGAGATAGCGTTCGTGACCGGACAGAGCTTCATTGCTTTAGGAACAATAACGCGGTCTGGCGTGTAACGTGGTGTCATGTCTAGGTCATCCATTGTTTACTTCCTCCTATTCTGGGAGTGGCAGGTTGTTGCGCTCATCCGACACTGCCTTGATGAATGCACTATCAGCATCAAGGTCGGTTCGGCGGATGTTAGCAAGCAAGCGCACCTTGACGCCTGCCCGGAACATGTTGTCGCCTGCGTTGTATTGCTGGCGCGCTAGATCAAGTGCTGTCATTTGAAGTGGTCTCCGCGAGGTGGTTGCCAGTGCCTCTGTGAAGAGGCTGTTTATCTTATAGGCGCGTGCGTGGGGAAATGCAAGCGCTTTGTGTGACCCGTAATTCAGTATGGAGGGGAGGTGTGGTGCGCAATGGCTCGCGTAAGACCGGTTTGGGAGAGTTATCTGGCCACATCTGTGGACTGAGAGAGTGATTTTTATTTTACACATATATATTGCGGATCGCCCATATTACACATGACGCGCGAGATAGATCAGCTGATGTCCGGCGATGCAGGAATGCAGTTCTTCTTGCAGCACACACCTTACATCCATACCGCACTACGGTCGAACATGGCGCTTGCATTTGGCTAACTCTACTCATTTTGCACCAACTCCTCATCTCGAGGCCACTTGGTCCATAGATACTCTAGGAGCGCCGCTGAGTGCCATCAAATCTGGCGCATGGAATGACACTGGCCACTCTTGAGGCCACTCAGTGAGCTTCCTAGAGCCTGCAAGAGCTAGCTCTACCGCTATCATCAGCCTAGCTTACTATAGGCCAGTACTTGAGTGGTCTACTTGCTATCACTTGGCCACCACTATGCCCTCTACTTGGCCTATACATGAGTACTACCATCTAGTCTAGTCAAGTGGTAAGAACTACTTGATGACTACTCGACTAGACCAAGTAATAGGAAGTGAGTAAGCACTCACTCACGGAGTGGGCGGGGCGGGCGGGGTGGCCTGGCCCCCATAGCCCTATCTATATATTCTAAACCCACCCCCAGGACGAGCACCAATTTGGAACTTTAGTGGCCACTCGCGGCGCTCTTCGAGCGGCGCACTTGCATTTCACAATGGCCTTGACATCGGCCACGGCGCTTGACCACTGGCCTCTTGCACTATATATAGGACGGATGTGCAACCCGTTCGCCATCCGGCCACCGAGGCACCGCACCACGGCGGAACTCCTCCGTCAGTGCGACTTCGCTAGGGCCTTGCCGCGCCAAGCCGAACGGCTCGTGGAGGAGGCGGAGCGTGCCATCTCGGCAGAGCGCCAGGAGGAGCTAGAGGATGTCTCTGGCTGACCTCGTCACGGAGAGCATGATCTACCAGGAGCCGGTGCGGCGCCTAACGGCTAAGCCATCTCCACATCTCAGTGACGAGGTCAGGGCCAAGGCACATGAGGTCCGTCGAGCCAACGCTGGGTTTGTCCAACCCCTGAGTGCCAAGTGGCTCACCATCATGTCCCTCCAGATGCGCGGCCACACCGCTGAGGCCATCGCTGTACAGATGGGCACCTCGAAGGCCACCATCTCAGCAATCACCCGGACTGAGAAGTACCGCAACGCCCTCCATGAGCGCTTGGCCAAGTACGACGATGATCTACTTGCCCTCAAGCCCCTCGCCATTGATGCGCTCTCTCGCGGTCTTAACGACCTCGATGGCAACGTCGCTCTGCGAGCGAGTGACCAATTCTTCCGCGTTACAGGACAGGGAGCGCCTTCCAGCCAAGGAGGGCCAGTGAGCGCTGTTGAGGTCGCAAAGGCCCTCATCGCCCAGCACGTCGAGGTCCACATCCATCAAGGAGGTGGCGGTAGTGAGGTTCTTCATTACAAGGGTCCAACAGATGGCCCACGACTCTATAACGCGGTTGGAGCAACGCTTGACCACGACGGAGGAGAACTACCAGAAGCACCTGGACGATTGCTTGACCAACCGGGGCGAGATGAGGGTGGTGGTGCAGAACCTTAGCTCTGACATCAAGCACCTCGACAACAAGCTGGACAACGTCAACGCCGAGCGGAACCGCCAACACGCCTCCAACCTGAAGCTCCTCGTTTCCACGCTAAGTGGAGTTCTCCTCCTGTTGTTGAGTGGCCTAGGTGCGGTCGCTTACGCTGTCCTAGAGAAGGTCATGAAGTGACCCTACAAGATCCACACGCCACTGGCCCAGATCCAGGGCACAATCTGGACCAAGCCAGGGCCAGCCGGACCACCGGTACAGCCGCAGGTCTAGCCAGTGCAATTGTTGTTGTGAGTGACCAGCTCCTAGTCCAGTTCGCCCACCTCCAGCTCTCCACCGCCCTCTGGGGAGCCGTCACCGTCATCCTCACCTACTTTCTGGGCCGCTGCCTCCACCTCCCAACAGGGGACAACCAATGAAGCGCTTCCTTCCACTTACCCTAGTCTTAGGTCTATGCGCGTGTAGTCAGCTCTCTAGTGTGGTGAGTGATGCCCAAAAGGCCTGCACCGCCGCCACTCCGGTCCTCAACGTGGCCACCAGCTCCACAAACCCTACGGCACAGCAGCTAGGCTACAGTGGCCAAGTATTATGCACGGCGGCCGCCACTGGCAACGCCCCTACCGCCGACGCAAACACGCCTAACTGGCTGGGCACCGTGGTGGGCGACATCCTACCCCTGATCCAAGTCGGCATGGCGGTAGCGCCACTCCTATGAGGCGCACCCTCACTATCTGCTTCGCTGCCACTTTAGCAGTGTGGGGCCTCAAGGCTATGGGGGCGACCCAGTGCCCAACTGGCCAGTTCATGTTCGCCTTCGCCCAACCGCCGTCTAGCTGTGCGAACGTCAGTGCAAGCGCCCTAGGCCCCTTCGCCGCCAGGATCCTCCTAGGCACCCAGGTAAGTGGCAACGCCGTGGCCATCCCAATGGGCAATGAGTTCGTCTTCAGCGGCACCACGCTGCACATCACACCGCCCCTCGTAGCCAACTTCGGAGGCCTTTAATGGAAGACTTCAACAGGGCATGGTCTTCGTTCATGCGCCTTGCCTCCTTCACCGTCTTCTTGTGTCTTGTTGCCTGCGATCTTGCCCATGCGGCCGGCACTGGGAACAACTTCATCACACCACAGACCCCGAACCGTGGCTGGGCCTCCTTCGTCCAGGGCACAGACAGCGCTGGCACCTACAAGACCATCTACACCGGCGGCACTAACGGCTCGCTCTGCAAGGCCCTGATCGAGACCAACAACGATGCCTCGGCCACGCACCTAGTCACCGTCCAGCTCGTCATCGGCGCGGCCAAGATCGGAGGCACCGCAGTCACTACAGCGAGCAATGATGGCTTCGCCAACGGTGTCCCGCCCAAGAACTTCATGCTCGCTACCATCTGGCCCGGCCTCCCTCTGGACAGCGATGGCAACCCGTTCATCTTCCTAGCTTCTGCTGACACCCTCCAGGCCACCTTTGCCACCTCACTCACCGCCTCCGACCAGATCAACCTCTACGCCAAGTGCGATGACTACTAAGCGCCTCCTCGCCTGCGCCTTTGCCGCCCTCATCGGCGGCGTCCTCGTTGCCAAGGCGGACTACTTCTCGTACAACCTCCATGGGCGACTAGAAGACAGCGTCACCCGTTTTAACAAACAAGCGGCCAACCTGCTCCCCATACCACGTGGCTACATCGCTGGCTGCACCACCTCACCATCATCTGTCACTATCCTCCAGATCACTGGCTGCTACAGCGTTGATAGCACCAACGCCGTGGTGATGAACCAGACCTCGACCTTCACCAAGTCTACCGCAGGTTCATGGACGGCAGGAAGTGGCAACAACGGCATGGGTGCCGGCCTCACTATTGCATTCAACACTTGGTACCACGTCTTCCAAATAGTCAATGGTGGTCTAGTTGATTATTATTTCGACACCAATGTGGGCGCCGCCAACGCCCCCGCCGGCACGACCGCCTTCCGCCGGATTGGCTCATTCCTCACCAACGGCAGCTCCCAAATCATCTCCTTCAGCCAGAACGGAGATGAGTTCCTTTGGTTGGCCGCAATCGCTGATATCACGACATCGACGCTATCTACCACCGCGACATTATTCACACTGAGTGGAGTCCCGCCTGGAGTCAAAGTCAACGCGCTGATGCGCGGTGGCGTTGCAAATTCGGGTACAGTTGATATACTCATAAATTCTCCTGACGAGACAACTATAGCAGGAGGATCGATAGGTAGTAACGCAAATATAGTTGCGCCCTCTCTCGGTGGTGCTTTTTCGATTTCTATTCGCACGAATACCACTCAACAGATACGGGCTGTGGCAGGAGGTGCTTCTACGACCCTAGATGAATTTACCTACGGTTGGATCGACACTCGTGGTAAGAACAATTGATAAGGCTAGGTCTACTCATGTTGGCCCTTCTTAGTGCCCACAATGCGACAGCCCAGCCCGTCGTGCAGCAATACACCTTCACTCTGAACAACGCCCCACTCTTCGGTGGTAATCCAAAGACTAACCAGACGATGGACCAAGCTTCGTGCCAAGCAATTCTAGCAAACATCCAATCCACAATGCCAAGTAGCTACACAATCACCACAACGGGAATGCCCAACACTTTGTCATGGTACGATCCAGACACTAAGATTGGTGTGACCGATACTTGTCTAAAGGACCCTCGTGGTCTCCACCGCACCCATGTAGCGAGCAATCAGATCATAGGCACACCTTCTCCTGTCGCTCTCCCAACATCCCCGATGGTCATCGTCGCCGATGGGCAGAGTTACTTCGGGAACCGTATAGACGAGTTAATGATCGCCGCCCCTGGTGTTATCGGTTACCCATATCTCTACCCAGATCAACCATCCACTGGTGGCACCCTCCAGTACCAGGACCCAGACCCAATGACTGACGGCCAAGGCGGTAATGTCCTGACACGCCTCGCTACTGAGCTAGTAACATCTGGCAAGGCCACAGGCGTAGTAGCTGGCTCCGTCGCCCTTGGCGGCTCCTCCATCGTCCAGCACCTCCCCGGCACGCCTCAATACATCAAGGCCGAGGCTTACCTGCGCGCCCTAGGTCATGGTCTAGGACTAATACCCACATATATCCTATGGGATGAGGGCCAAACTGCGACGTTCGCTGGCATCTCCACAGCAACCTGGGTTGCCGACTTCGAGGCAATCGTCGATGGCTACAATGAGGACATGGGCCTCACATCCACCAAATGGGTAGTGGCGCAGGAGAGCCTAGGCTACGGACGCCCAGCTACATATGGGGCCTTTAACGCCGCTGACATCATCTCAGATGTGGAGAGCGCCCTCAACATCCGCGCCGCCCAAGCCGCAGTAGTTGGCTACAATAGTGGCCAGGTCCTAACCGGTCCCGACATGGATGCGCTCATAAAGGAACGCTTCACACTTGACGGTGTGCATCCAGACGGTGTAGGAGCGAGCCTCCGGGCCGCTGCTTGGCTACCAACATTAAACTAGGAGTATGAAATGGCCGGACCAGTCAAAGGCACACTCCGTCAGCTAATGCGATCCAATCAGCCAGTGCCTAGTTGGGTGGTGGCCTCCACCTGGGTGGATGTGGTCGCGATCACAGCCGGAACAGCCTCTAACTATACCGTCCCAACTGGCATCTCCTGCCTACGCCTCACACCCACTGTGAGCCCCGTCTATGGGAGCTTCGTCGAGACCGCCGTCGTGCCCACTGTTGGCGTCACGACTGGCACGGCCTCCTTCCCGGTTCCGCAAGGACTGGAGATCGTCGCGCCTAATGATGGAGACACGCTCAGCCTGATCTGCGCCTCTGCCTCGGTCGTCACCATCGAGGGCTGGGCCTAGGCGTGTCTAGCCCATTCCGCCCCGTCATCGAGACCCTGTTCAAGATCGTCAACCGTAGTGGCGAGACAGTCCCTTTCGTGCTCAACGACCAACAAGCACAGCTCGATGCCGACTGGTCTAGGCGCAACCTCATCACTAAGCTCCGCCAACACGGCGGCATCTCCTCCTATGTCATCGCTCGTTACGCCGCTAAGTGCATCTCAATGGAGAACCGCAACTGCGTCCTCGTCAGCCATGAGGCCGAGGCCACCTCACGCCTACTCAACAGGGCGCGGTTCATGGTCACCCACATGCCGCCTGACATCCGCCCACCGAAGCTCGACCGCGACAGCACCAGGGCGATGTACTTCTCTGAGACCAATTCCTATTTCTACATCGGCACCGCTGGGCAGAAGACCTTCGGCCACGGTGACACCATCACGGACTTACATCTGAGTGAAGCTGCTAGGTACTCCCACCCTGAACAGATCCGCGACGGTACATTCCCCGCCGCTGAGCAAGGCGAGATCACCATTGAAAGCACTGGTGATGGGATGGGCAACTGGTTCCACCAGCAGGCCATGCTCGCCCGCGAAGGGATGGGCTTCAAGCTCTTCTTCTTCCCATGGGTCGGGGTGCCCTCCTGCACTCTAGCCCTCACTGACATCGCGGCTGAGTATGTGCTCAACAACCTGAGTGAGGAGCTAGAGGAGAAAGTCCTCTACAGCCTAGGCATCTCCCTAGGCCAGCTCGCCTGGAGGCGCGAGCGCATCGCCGAGTTCGGTGGTGACCTCACAAAGTTCAAGGAAGCCTTCCCTCGCACCTTCGAGGAGTGCTTCCGTCCGGCCGGCCTCTCGTTCTTCCCCAAGGTCAACTACAAGGAGACCAAGGCTTGGCGACAAGAGGCAAAAGGTTTGCACGTCTTAGAGGGCCATCCGCGAGAGCGCGGGCGGTACGTTTTCGGCGCAGACGTAAGCGCTGGCACCGGGAATGACAACTCCACCATCATCGGCTTCGACCTAGACCTAGGGGAGCAAGTCCTTGCCTTCGCCGCCAATGACCTCGCCCCGCATGAGTTCGGCCTCCAGGTCAACGAACTTGGTCGCCGGTTCAACCACGCCTACGTCAATGTCGAGCGCAACACCTTCGGTCTTATGGCGCTGGAACGCCTTGTTGCTACTTACCCTCTTGATCGCCTCCATCGTGGGTCTAGTGCAGCTCAATCCAGCCAACAGATCATGGTACATCCCCTCCACAACTACGGCACTCTTGTAAGTGAGTCCACTCGGGGTCTGCTCATCAGCCACGCCAGGATGATGCTCGTGGACTGGACCATTCATGACCCGCTCCTATATACGGAGCTAAGCAACTTCGTCGAGAACAAGACCGGCAAGTACGAGGCCGGCCCGGGCACCAAGGATGACCGCGTCTTCGGCTGTTGCCACGCCCTTGTCTGCGTCGAGAGGGCCGAGATCGCCACCTACATCCCCGTACCGAAGTCCTTCAGGACCACGGTTGATCCGTTCTCCTGGGAGGGCCTATTCAAGGGCCACGACGGTCCCTCCGTCAACGAATACGGCTTCTCCACCAGGTTCGGCTAAGGGCTGATGTACCGCATCCTCATCATCTCCAAGGAGGGCGACGGCCTCGGCATTGGCCAGCGCCTAGCCCAAGAGGGATGCGACGTTGATGTCTGGGTAGAAGAGGAGCGCTTCAAGGAAGCCGGCAAGGGCATGGTCAACCGGGTCACCACTTGGGAGCCAGCAAGCAAGTTCGCCGACCTCATCATCCTAGACTGTGTTGGTCTTGGCAAGCTCGAACCTCAGCTCAAGGCACTCAATAAGCCCATCCTTGGCTGCTCCGCAGTCCTGGACAAGATCGAACTAGACCGAGGTCTAGGAATGGACCTCTTTCGCAAAGCGGGCATAGCCATCCCTGAGACCCACAACTTCACCTCCACAGCTGAGGCGGACAAGATCGTCCGATCCCTAGAATGGAAGACTGGCTTCGTCATCAAGCCGAATGGGAACGTAAGTACGGCCAAGACTATGGTCGTCAAAGATCAGAAGCAATGGGACCGCTGTTTGTCGATGATCTCCCCAGACAGCAGTGGCATAGTCCAAAGGGTCTTGAATGGCATCGAGGTATCCACGGAGGGCTGGTTCAACGGGCGGGAGTTCCTGAAACCGATGAACCACACCTTCGAGGAGAAGAGGTTCCTGGCGGGCAACCTGGGCCAGAACACCGGCTGCATGGGGAACGTGGTCCTCAACGCCGGGGACGGCAATCGCCTCACGAAGGAGACAGTGGAGCGCCTAGGTGGTTTCCTCGCTCAGGTCGGCTACCGGGGTCCGTTTGACATCAACTGCATTGTCACCGAACAGGGGGCCTTCGCCCTAGAGGCCACCTCCAGGATGGGCTACGACGCGGTGGAGGCCTTGGCAGAAGGCTTGAATGAACCCCTTAGCGACCTCCTCTATGACGTAGCTCTTGGCACCAGGACCAAGATGGACCTCACCGACCAGACCATGATCGCGGTGCGGCTCTCCATCCCTCCGTGGCCCATGCGCAAGCCCGACAAGGACTCCCTAGGAGAGCCCGTCAATGGCATCGACGAAAAGACAATACCTCATCTATTCATCACCGACCTGTATCGTGACCGCGAAGGCTACAAGACAGCCGGCGGTGATGGTGTGTTGCTCAAAGCTACCGCCATCGGAGCACCTCGTGAAACTGACCTCGTCGGTGAAGCTCGCAAGAGGGTTTATCGCCTACTTGACGCCATCTCGGTGTCGTCCAAGCAATACCGCATAGACATCGGAGAGCGGGTCTCGGGTGAGGTGAAGCAACTCAAGGAATGGGGCTGGTTGTGATTACAGATTTAGTATACTTCACAAGTAGATGTACTTTGGTTTATAAGACGAAATTGTTAACTCCTTGTTGGGAATGGCAATTAGCAGTAAACAATAAAGGTTACGGAGTTATAAATGCACGTGGAGGTGGCTCGTCTTTCGCGCACAAACGCTTATGGGAACGGCATAATGGGACTGTACCTACTGGACTAGTCCTTGGCCATGTATGTAGAAATGCACGTTGTATTAATCCATTACATGTTAGACCAATTACCCCAAAACGAAATAGTGCTGAAACAGATTATGTCCGCCCAATTCAAGTAATGTGTGGAAATGGGCATGTTATGGACGAGGAGAACACATACATCTACAAAAAGCGTGGTCTTATTGAGCGTGCTTGTAAGATATGTAGACGGTATAACTTGCAAGTTTCTAGATGGAGGCGGCGTTATGGCGGAAGGTTATAAGAGCGCTGATGTACCAGATTTAGAATGGTGGATCAACCAGATCACCCAGGGCATCGCCTTTCGCAAGAAGTACGCCTATGAGGAGAAGTGGTCCACATGGCGGTCATGGAACCGTGGTCAATTTCAGAGGGGCCAGATCCCCGACAACATCTACTTCAAGTTCATCCGCTCTCTCGTCCCCCGGACGTACTTCCGCAACCCCTCCATCGCCATCAGCGCCACCAAGCCTGGGCTGGACTACTTCCTCCTCTCCAAGCTCCTTGAACGTGTGGACAACAAGCTCATGGATCACATGGGCATCAAGGGGCAGATGAAGTCAGCCGTGCTCAAAGCCACCATGTTCGGCACTGGATTTATCTTCCGGGGCTACGGCTCAGAGTTCGCTCACACCCCCATTGACATCACCACCCAGGAGCCCGATGCTGGTACCAGGAAGATGCGCAACCGGGTCGAGTACAATGACCTGATCCGGGACAACCAGCCCTGGGCACTAGATACCCATCCTGGGAGTGTGATCTTCCCAGCCTACACGCCCAATGTTCACGCTGCTCGATGGGTCTGTCAAGAGATCATCCGCTCCAGGGACGATGTCCTCGATGACCCCCGGCTGGAGAACAAGGACGGCCTCGAACAGGCCATGAAGGGCCAGAAGGCTGGCAAGCTCATCGCCTCCGGGATGGATGATAGGACAAGGAGCGGCATCCGTCTATGGGTGGTGAGGGACAAGAAGACCGGCCTCGTCTTCGTCCTCGCCCCGTACACGCCCAATGGCATCCCCAACACGATGGTCAAGCCGATGTTCCTGGAAGAGGACAAGCTCCAGCGCAACGGCAGGCTGCCCTGCTATCCACTCATCTTCAACGAGGATGACGAACAGTGCTGGGGCGTCCCGGACAGCATCATCATTGAGCCACAACAGTACGAGATCAACGAGATCAACACCCAGATCAGGTCCCATAGGCGAGTGCTGCTCAAGAAGTTCTTGTACCAACGCGGCATGGTTGATCCGGATGAGCTAGACAAGCTCCTGGCCGACGACAACGTCAACATCGGCATCGCCGTCCAGGATGTGACCGCTGTTCGTCCGATGGAAGCCGGTGGCCTCCCCCCTGGCCTAGTCGAGGGCAAGCAGCTCATCAACCAGAACGTCCAGGAACTCCTCGGCTTGGGTGTGAACCAGTTCGGTGAATACGCGCCGGGCAGTGCCGACAGGTCCGCTACTGAGACCCAAGTGGTGAACCAAGCCTCTCAAATCCGCACTGATGAACGCCGCGATGCAGGTGCCGACCTCATCACAGACCTCATCACTGATATGAACGACGACATCACCGAGTATTGGGGTGAGGAGATGTTGGCCGATGTGGCTGGCCCCGCTGGTGTCCCCATCTGGATCAAGTTCCAACCAGAACTCCTCCGCAACGCCTCGTGGGATGTGAAGGTGGACCCAGACAGCTCCGTGCCGTTGACAAAACAGTACAAGGAACAAAAGGCCCAACAGGTCTACGCCACCCTCTATGGGAAGAACCAATCTGCCAACCCGGAGGAGCTGACCAGGTGGTACCTTAGTGAGATGTACGGCACCGAGGCTGATAGCATCATCATGAACCCGGCCATGAACACCACCCCGCAGAACCCCATGAGCCTGCCCCAAGCTATGCAGCACATCCAGCAGCTCCCGCAGAGTGCACGTGCAGCGGTCGGCCAACCCCAGGGCAACGTAGTCCCTGGCCCAGGCGCAGTGAGGCGATGATGTGGGAACTAGTCCACTATGAGGGCGAGCGTCGGGTCCAGCCGCTTCCCATGTTGAAGCCCTTTGAGTCACGAGAAGAGGCCGAGAAGACTGCCCTCCAGATGAACGGGGCTTATGCTCGTTCACAGAGACCGAAGAAGATGGTCAATGACAAACGCCGCTGGCACATAGAAGTGGAAGAGGTCCGATGAGCACCACATGGCGCACCAAGATCAAGCGTGGGGATGGGCGGCCCAACTGCAATCATCCTTCGGATGAACCTTGTACTCTCTGTGATGAGGACCGCCAGCGCGCCCACAACCGCCCGATCCAGGCCCCCTCCACATGGTCTTTCATGGTGGACACCTACGAGCACATGTTCCACCCATGGGAACGTCCATATGAGATAACATCGAGGCAACAGCTCCGTGAGGAGTCCATTAAGAGGGGTGTTGTGTCCAAGCAGCTCAAAGAGTCCACCATCTTCAAATCCGATCCCGATAGGTGGGTTTAAGCTCTTGCAATTCA